AGCGCCACACTACCAGCTAATGCTGCGCCAGCTACTTTATCTTTCCAGCCTTCTGCTACACCGCGTGTCAATCCCATATGCTTGGCTTGCATACCTTTGATAGCATAATTGCCGTTTGGCAATTTAACTGGGCGACCCATATCTGACTGCTGTGGTCTCTGACTAATTGAGCGGACAATTGATTTTGTTTCGGTATTAACTTCATACCAGTCATCATCGTTCAAGTTCAATTGGTCTGCTTCTGCTACTACTTGTTCTGTGGCGGGTACGTCAAATACAGTTGTATATTTTCTGGTCTTCTCATTCCACACAGTGCGACCTTTAACGCCACTTAGACGTTCTTGCTTGCTTAACTGATCCCAGGTCTTGGCAACGGTTTTAGTTGGCTCAGCGCCTTCACTCCATTCGCCTTGCTCACCATGGAACGGATCTTGGCTACCAAACGGAGTATTTTCACTGGACCAGCTATTGCCTTTTTCTTCGCTGTGCCATGAATCTTCCATGGCAACTTTTTTAGCTTTGGCAACAAGGGCTGACGCCTCTTTTACGGTCATTGCTCCGACGATATCATTTAAAAACATTATTGTACCCCGCCCTGTGTGTTTGATTTCTTGATTAGTGTTGCAAGTTGATTGATGCTGTTAGGGTCACCCTGGGCGATCATTTGTTGTACTTCTTGTCCCATGCCGCCTGCTACTTGTTTGTCTTGTGCAGTAACTGGGTCGGTAACTGGATTCTTCAGAGTGCTTTTTACTGCTTGCGATACGCTGGGAATATTTACTCCAGCACTCTTTAGTTTGTTAATGGATTGTTGTGTAGCAGCAGTCTTGGCTGCATCGGCTGCTGGATTGGCTGCAGGCGCTGTTGCAGTGGTACCAGTACCGCCGGCTGGCGCTATGGTACCACCAGTTGTCATGCCATACTCAGCAAGACCTTCTTTGTGTGCTTTCCACTTGGCACGTAGTTTAGCTTCTAGTGGGCTAATGTTGGTGTCGCATTCTTGTTCAATACTTTCCTCGCAGCCACCGACCATTTTATTGCCCGGAGTACCTTTGTCGGTACCTTTCCAGTAGCTAGTAAATTCTGGACCAGAACCATGTTTTGCAGCAGCAGCCATTGATCCTTCTGTTGTTTGTGCTTGTTCGTCTAGCTTCTTAAATATGCCTAGTATGTTGTAAAAGTGATTATCCATTATTTCTTTACCTTAACTGGGCCACCAGCTGAACGTTGATTTGTATACGATTTGTGCTTTTTAGTAAGAGTTTTAACAGATGCGCCTGGCCCACCATTAGCGAACCCATTGCCGTTACCCATGCTAACTGCTACACCAGCTGAACCCATTCCGCCAGCAGACGCATCTTCACCTAAAATGTCTTCGTATGCTCTGCTAGCACTTTCGGAATTGAATGTAGGAATATCTTCTTGTTCATGTTGACTCTGTAAGTACTCAGTTACCGCAACAATCATACCTTTGGCCTGTGCTATTTTCTCTTGGAACCATTCTGGCAAGTTTTCGTCATTGGTTATAGTTTTTGCCAATTCAACTGACGATCGTACAATAGTATGTAAGTTAGTTTTAACAGAGCCAGCTTCGTCGTTATACTCTGCTGAGTCAATTGATTCTTTAATAAATTCGGTGGGTTTCATTGCAAATATTCCAGTATAGTGTATTTATTCAGTTATAATAAACACTGAGTTAGAAGAGACCCCGTTAACTGTTACATTCTGTGTAATAATGGTGCCAGCAGTACCAATCTGCTCTATTACCACACTATGCTCGCCAGCTGCTAGCTCTACTAGCAAATTCTCTCTAACAAACGTATCGTTACCGTTCCAAATAAAGTCACGTTCTGTCAGTAAATCGCTGTCTACATACACACGATAACGCGGATATTCGCCGTGCCAAGTGCTGTGTACGTCCACTGTAATTGTATATTCTTTCATACTTAACCTTGCTCACCCGGTGCTAGCTCATTGATTTCTGACAGTTTGGTCCGTATGAGACTAATCAACTTTTGATGTGTCCCGGATAAGGCCCGAGTCTTCTCAATGTAGTTTAGTATTTGATTAGTTTCCGCAGCATATTTTGCTCTCCATTGCGGAGTCTTTGCAGTAGTAATGTCTTTAACGTTATCTAATCTGTCAGCAAGTTTAATCACAAGTGCATAACTACTCATTGCAGCCATCTTATGTGATAGGTACGCTGCTTTGCCCTGCTTCTTAATTTGGGCAGGATCGCTTGTAAGTTCCTGTACTAGAGATGCAACCAGGCCGCCGAACAAGTCATGTAGTGCTTCTTGTGTTGTATCAGTATCTTCCACGGTGTCGTGAAGATAAGCTGCACTAATTAATGCGTCAAGGTTGTGAGACTGCTTGTATTGCCTGATATGGTCAGCAACCCGCATTGGGTGAGTAATGTACGGATCACCTCCTGCTCTAGTTTGCCCGGCATGTGCTTGCGTGGCATATTGCAATGCTTCTGCTTCGCCCTCTGCCATAGCTTGCTTTGGTTCAAATACAGTAGCATCACCAGTGTTACGATTATATACACCAACGGTTTCACCTTGGCTGTTTCTAGCAATTGCTCTATTGTCTATGCCGCCTGCTGTTACTTTGTTAGTGAACTTAACATCACTGCCGTGTTCATTGCGAACTTGTGCGGCCCAGGCTTTAACACTAGTGCCACCTTGGGCTTCACCTACATTAACACCCTGCGACGGATGGAATGGGCTATTAATGTCGGTGTCATCAGTTGCCGGAGTACGTTGTTTCATCTTAGCAAAGTGGGCATCATCTCGATGCAATTGGCCCACTAAGGCTCTTAATGGATCAGTTTTTTCTAATTCCTTCTGTGCTCTTAATCTGTCCATATGACGAGAAAATGCTGCATCATCGAATTCTTCTGAAACTGGCTGCTGACCTTTGATACTTGCGAATTGTTTTTTTAATGCTAAAATTTCATTTGCCAACTGTTTAAGTGCAATATTCTGTTTAGTGTCGTCTTCTTTTGAGTGTGACAAGCTGCGTTGCACAAACTTATGAAAAGCGTCCGACGGGCTTTTTGACCCCGGGTAATGTGCTTTAGCGAATCCAACTGTGCGCTGCATTTCAGCATCAGTGGATGTGCCCAGGCCGGTATCAACTTCTTCTGCAACCGCTGGGTCAGGCAGATTAACGTTAAATTTCAATGATAATTCAGATCTAAATTTGTTGTATGACGAAATATTATCAAATGTAAATGTGTGTATTAATCCTTGCTGGCCAACTTGGTTATTTGGAAATTCAACATTAGTACCATCGTCTTTACTAAAGACGAATTGAGATCCATGTTTACCAACAAATGTTAATTTGAGTAGTTCTGTGTTTAGTGAAATAACCCGATTCTGAATCAGCATTAACGGAGTTACTATATATTTTTTATTTTTTGTCAGAATACCCGAATACCGTTGTAGTCCGGTAAAGTAATCCGTATTATGGGTATCCGACTCAAGCAAGGCCCCATCGGAATGGTACGTTTCAAAAATGGATATCTTGTCCTTCATCGACAATTCTTCGCCTAATGCCATCCAGTCTGGTACCTTACTCTCAACACTTTCACCTGCGTGTTTGAAGTACTGCACTTCGCGCTCGTGCTTTTCAGCAGCAGCCTTGGTGGGGAATGTACCGAGATTCTTATTACCGTGCTTGCTTAGTAAACGATACTGACTACCGTGTTTAACAATATGCTCGCCCAATGCAGCCTGCGGCTCAGTTGGGTGTGGAGTCATTTGTACGCTGGTAGGAGTTTTTGGCACTAACTTGTTGGTCATTACCTGCTCTGCTTCTACTGTATACTTGCCAAACAGATCTTTAATAATAGCTTGACGTGTCTTCTCATCTGCTTCTACGTACATCCGGCGTAACTCAGTACCCGAACGCATTGGTTGCCCTAGTACATTAAAATCAAACGTTGGCACGGTTAGTATATAACCGTGCTCTGTCATATTCTTTGTATTGTTAATGTCTTCTAATGGCTGGAAGTAAGCCGGGCTACCGTCTTTCTTAGTCCAAGACTTAAATCGCGGATTCTCTGACATATCTTTTTCAGACACTGCAAAGATTACTACAGTGTTGGCACTGTTAACCTGTATATTGCTTGTTTGCAGTATACTTTCAATTTGGTATGGGTTAGCTGATTGTACAATACGGTCAGCAGGAACACCCGCAAGCTGCATAAAGTACGCTTTTTCACTGAATGTAAATGGAGATTTATCACCATCTACTTTGTTACTAGTGGCAATAAAGACATTATTACGTCCAAACTTACTAGTTAAAAACTCGTACACTGCATGATGGCCTTTGTGAAAAGGTTGAAAGCGTCCAGGATAGATTACGAGTAATGTTGGGCTGTTGAGTTCGGATATGTACATAATTATTATTTATCAGAACATACAATTGAATGGTTTGTTCACAAAAAATGCCAGCAATACCGAAATACTGCTGGCATAAACGTAACCTGAGTTACGGACTAAATCTTAAATGTTTTCCAAAAGCCAAATATAGAACGGACTAGTAAAGGATAGTTCCCACGTACCATTCCAACCTAAATTAGTGCAGTGGGTAAGCACAGGCCTGCTAGCATCATCGCCAACAAATCGACTTTGTGTATGTACTAAGTCCCCGAGGTCAATTTCATCTAATTCAATGCTTACAATGTTTAGTAGCATGTCTTTCAAAATTGAAGTTTTATCTTCATTTTGCACAACATCCAAATCAGTTTTGTTCTCGAGCCGAATGAATAGTTTATATTCTATACCCTCAGTCAAATCAACATCAAATTCTATATATTCTACTACATCTGTTGCTTCTGCAATCTCGCGGGATTCGATGATTTTATGTTCATTGAGCAGCATACTATACACTGGCCGTCGGTGCCAGAATGTCCCCGACACTCCTATTTTAACGTGCAACTTTTCAGTTGACATTATTCAGCTGCCGTTGCGGTTGCTGATCCCGAATCGGACTGCTTAATCTTGCCGCCTTGCGTTGCAATAGTATCTTCAATGATACCCATGCTACCGCGTTTACCAATTGCAATCTTGTCTAGGTCACCTGCATACTCATAATGCCCAACGTGGTTCAACAATACCTTGCTATGCGCCCAAATCTCGCCACCAATCTCTTGCCATCTGCGGCAAAACAACCAATCTTCGCTTAGGTAATGTCCTTTGGCGTCAATTTTGCAATCAAAGATCGAGTACATCATCGGTTCATATTGCTTGCCTAGGCCCACATCGTCGACGTACTTGCATTCTGGGTGAGCAGCAATTAGCTTTTCGTATACATCACGTTTAAACAATAGGAAGCCTGTGCCCATTGTATCAACTGTGAAAATATCACCTTGGATCTTAGTCTCTGGTTTGAGGTTAAGCACATAGCTAACTGGCAATGTTTTCTTAGGATACAAACCACCAATTACATCTTTCTCGAATGACAACATTTGCAGGATTGATTCTGGTTGGAATCGGATATCTGCGTCAATAAACATAAAGTGAGTAGCAACAGGGTTGGTCATCATCTTGGCCATTAAGTTATTGCGAGCACGAGTTACCAGGCTCTCGTTAACCATAGTGTCTAGACTCCAATTTAGACCAGCTTGTTGTGCCATTAATGTAAAGCGCAAAAAGCTAGTCATAGTGGGTTCACTAACCATGCCACCATAACACGGGATACCGATGTGCAAGTGAATCTTGCTAAAGTCAAACGGTGTTCCTTGTTGTTGCTGCGGAGTAACTGTTGCCTGCTTGGCTGCTGCCGCTTTAATCATGTCTACTGCTGATTGCTGATCGATTTTTTGTTCACTCATTATAATGCTTTCTTGAAATTTATGCTAACTGGACTTCGACGACTGCGCCCGGTCCAACTAATTCTTGTGCTACTTGCTCTAATGCTGCAATGACGTCGGAAGTCACGACATCAGCAGAGTCAGTATCTGAATCTTTTACTAATCTATTAAATGTAATTACCAATGTTTCTGTTTGAATCTTTGCCATACTGGCTCCTTTTAATTTATGCTATTATTTATTAGGCATCACTACCAGCTCGAAAGAATTTGATATCAAAGTTGGGCAAATGATATGTACAAAACTATTAATACTGGTATCGTTGGTAAAGTAATAACAATTCCATATATAGCTGCCGGGCTTTTTTAATTGATGTTGACATCCCGATGGCATATGCACTGTTTCATCACCTAAGTTAATTAAATAATTTAAAATACTTTGCTTAGTACTAATGTCATAGCTACCATCCCTAATGATGACCTTGTACTTGTATCCGTTATCTTTTCTTCTGATAATGCAACCTTCGTTTAGCACAGATTCCGCTTCTGCAGATGCTGGTCCAGCAATGGTGTCAACATACTTTTCAAATCCTGCAAAATACGTATTAACAATATCTTGCAGCAGATCAAGAGAACTAGCATAGATTTGAACCCTAGGCTCTTCTAACCTAAACACAATACCCAGTGCACTTCGATCATTCCGTAATTCTCTTAGCTTGGTTAAGAATGCAACGTCAGCAGCAACAAGGTATTGATCTCTGCCACTACTCCACCAATTGTTAGCCATATTCCCGGTAATGGCTTTGCGTCGAGTAATTGCTGCGCCAATGTCTTGATTACCATCAATCTGTCTGCCCCCGGGAGCATACATAACTAAACGATATAGATGCTTCCCGAAGTACTTCTTAGTGGCGTATTCTATTTTAACACTGGGATTGCAACTAATCCAAAAAGAAGCATCCATACTATACTACAATGTATCCTGCTTCATTAACCGAAGGTGCAGATGGTACAGTGGTATCAACAGTGTTGAACGTAAATTCTGTTTTGTAATCAACTTCAATCACGCTGTTTGCTGCAATGCCGCCGAATAAGATCTGCTTACTCAAGGGCACCTTGATCAAGTCATTAATCTTACGACCCAATGGACGAGCACCTAACTTGCTGTCATATCCAACTTCAATTAAATGATCAACTGCTGCTTCTGTGAGGCGAATACGAATACTCTTTTCACTCAGCAAGTCATTAACTTCTTTAATAAACTTGGATACGATCTTACGGATACTAATATTGTCTAGCTTGTTGAACTTGCAGATACCATCCAGGCGATTACGGAATTCTGGCTTAAAGAAGTCTTTAACTGCCTTGTCGTCTTCGTTGGTCTTTTGCAAGTCACGCCCAAAGCCAATATGGTTCTGTTCGTTAGCACTGGCGCCTAAGTTACTAGTAAGGATAACAATTGCATTACGTGCATCTGCTTTCTTGCCATTGCTACTGCTGATAGTACCTTCGTCCATAAGCTGCAACAAGATATTCATAACGTCTGGGTGAGCTTTTTCAACTTCGTCAAACAAGATAACACAATTAGGATTCTTTTCAATATCACTAATCAGCAGGCCACCACCTAAGTTGCTATCATCGTAGCCCACGTAGCCAGGAGGGGCGCCAATCAACTTAGCGACACTGTGCTTCTCTTGGAACTCACTCATATCGTAACGCAGGAGCTTCATGCCCATGCCTTCACTTAGCAATTTAGCAAGTTCAGTTTTACCTGTACCTGTTGGGCCAAGGAATAGGAAGTTGCCAATTGGCTTGTTCATTGCCTTGAGACCTGCACGGGCAACATAAATCTTTTCAAGTACAACATCGACTACTGCATCCTGCCCAAATAGTTTGCTCTTAACATTAGACTCAAGATCAACAAGAGTCTTGGTACTTTCGCCGCCAATTTGCTCTGCAGGAATTTTAGTAAACTTACTGATGATGTCAACAATGTTATTCTTACGCACAGTCCATGCAACGGCATTGATCTTCAGTCTTGCGGCTGCTGTGTCAATCAAGTCAATTGCCTTGTCTGGCAATTTCTTATCGGGCTGATAACGAACGCTAAGGTCGACTGCTGCATCGAGTGCTTCATCACTAATCTTACCACCATGGAACGTTTCGAAGTACTCACGCAATCCACGCAGAATCTCTTTAGCCACTTGCGGAGTTGGCTCTTCGATGGTCATGCGGCAGAATCGACGCATCAATGCACGATCCTTCTCAAATGATTGTGTGTATTCTTCCCACGTCGTGCTAGCGATAACTTTAAGGTTGCCTTTAGTCAATGCAGGTTTAATCATATTAGCAAAGTCAACTGAACTGCTGCTACCTGAGCCTGCGCCGCGCATCTGGTGCGCTTCGTCGATGAACAATACGCATTTACCTTTGCTTTGCAGCGCGCCAATAACGTCTTTGAACTTTTCTTCGAATTCGCCGCGGTACTTACTACCTGCTAGCAAACTACCAATGTCCAAGTTGTAAACTACATAATCTTTGAGATATTCCGGAACTTCGCCGTTAACAATGTTACGGGCAAGGCCTTCTGCAATTGCAGTCTTACCAACGCCAGCATCACCAACCATAAGCACATTTGACTTATTACGCTTAGCCAGTACTTGTGCAATTTCATCCAGTTCAAACTCGCGCCCGACAACTGGGTCGATTTTACCTTCTTTAGCAGCTACATTCAAGTTCTCGCAGTAAGCAGCAAGTACTTCATCTGCACGAACGCCACCGCTGCCTGTTTTAGTACGAGTCGATTTAGTCTCAACATAGTGCTGATTGTAGTACTCAACAACTCGGCTACGCTCAAGGCCATATTTAATAAAGAAGTAGCTAGCGTGACTGTTGTTCTCACTTGAGATACTCAAGAAGATGTCAATGACCTGAACATGATTACGACCACTAAACAGTACTTGCGTAAATGCACGATTAAATACACGTTCTAGACTATGCGTCTTCTTTGGGACATTATCAGGACCTGGACTATCCATATAAGTTTGCTTAGTTAGATAGTCCTCAATATCAGTAAGCAATGCATTGGTATCTGCACCAAATGTGTTCAACAAATCGTAAAAAGGTTTGTAGCAGACAAGACCGTGTGCAAGGTGCTCTAGCGTTACGTACTCGTGATTAAGCTTCTTTGCCAAGTCAGTTGCACTGGCAATAATAACTTCGATTTCCGGATTGTGATTCATCATAAAAATATTTATTAGTCTGTAGTTAGTGATCGAACTATTTCTAGTTGCTCTGTTGTTAAATCTTGCGGAATGGTAACTGCCATTTCTACATATAAGTCGCCTCTATGATTGCTGTGTAATTGATACAATCCTTGACCTGCGATCCGAAACTTAATACCTGGCTGCGCCCCAGCTGGTATAGTAAGTTCGAAAATGCGATCATCTAACGCTGGTATATTAACAGTGCCACCTGTTATCGCTTTAAAGCAGTTTACACTAATCTTGGTGTATAAGTCAACACCATTGGCAACAAAGTTAACAACATTATGTACATTAATTTGAACATACAGGTCGCCCCGAGGAATGGTGTTAAACAAATTGTCGCCCAGGCCATTGTACTTAATGCTTGTACCATTTGTAATGCCACGCGGTATTGTAACTTCTACGGTCTCTCTGTGACCATTAGTAGTCTGCACACTAATCGTTTTGATGTGATCAGTTAATGTCAAGTTTAATGGGAGATTAAGTTCGATTCTAAGATCTTTATTACGTTTAGTCGGTTGCTGATGATGTCTAAATTGTCCGAATGGATCGCCGCCACCAAATCCAAAACTTTTAAATAGATCGTTAATGTTCTGACCATGAGTGTGATTGAACTGGAATTCGTTTGGCGGTCTACTGCGGTCTACGTCATACTGTTGACGCTTGTCAACGTCGCCGATAGTATCATAGGCTGATTGGATAGATTGAAACGTGCCTGTATCGCCACCTTTATCTGGGTGGTGTTTACTTGCTAACTGTCTGTAGGCTTTTTTGATTTCCTCTGAGGTGGCGGTTTCGCTCACACCTAACGTAACGTAATGGGTCATGGCATTTGATCGATTATTGATTGTATGTATCCTACTTCGGCCATCTGTTCAAAGTTCACGGCCCGGTATTTGGTTGCAAGTACGCAATCATCAGTGACTGATTTAATTATAGTTGGCAGCGGCTGCTTGTCATTATTGGGTATTTCTGAGTTAATTTCATTAAACCTATTATAACAGAAAAGCCGATTAGTGTCAAGTTAATCGGCTTTGAGCTAACTGGTACACTGCACCTTTTATTTTTTCTTAGTTGCGTCCGAAACTTTATCGCCTTCGACCTTCTTGTGCACCTTAATGGTCTTGCAAGATTGCTTTACGCTGCCATCTTTGTTGATAACTACTTTGCCGGCTTTGTCTTTTACATCTGTGCAGACTTCTTTCTTCTCGGCTGCTGCAAATGCAGTTGACGCTAGTGCTAATATGATTAATGCTAATACGTGTTTCATAGTGGTCCTTTATGTTTGTGTACTATGTTGATACATAATTTATGTTTTCCGCCGTCAATTTGCGGGGTATTGCATACCTTAGATAATAGCACAAGGCATAATGATAATCCTAAGATTGCTGTTACTATTGCTATTATTGCTACTTTTTTCATTGTTTTCCTTAAAGTAATGGTTGCCCAAAATCTGGGACAATCTTTTTACCACTTGCTGTAGTATCTAATACCGCAGGTGCTGGTACAAAATTAGTGGTTGCTGATGTTGGGGTAGTTCCCCAACTTGGGGCCGGAGTAAAGGTAGCTGGTGAACTAAAACTGTTGGCCCCATTGAATCCTGACGAAGGTGAGCCATATGTTGGAGGCCCACCCGTAAATCCTGTCCCTTGTGCTTGTATACCGCCATTATTTGCTCCTGCTATTTTTTCTTGTGTGCGACCAAATGCTGCTAATCCTAATACCGCTCCCATTGCGACATGGTATAAACCTGCGCCTTGTAAAGTCAATGGTTGCCATTGGGTAATTTGCCCCTTTGTGGTAGCTTGCAATAAACTCCACAATACCGGAAATATAATGAAGTCAAAAGTACAGGTGGTCATGTACAACCAGCCCATCATCGGTCGCCATTTGGAGTTCATCCAATCTTCTTTTTTCTTTTCGCTTGCGCTCTTTATCTCATCTGCCATAATATGCCCCTTGTTATTTTTATAGTGCAAATGGTAACCATTGCCATACTGCCTGCGACATTAACAAGATTGCAAATGTACCGACTCCCATACTTGCTTTATACAAATTATTGTTAACAGCTAGAATACTTGCCGTTAGTAACACAATAGCAATCTGTAGCAAGCTACCTGCATATGTATACCAAGGCGACTTAGCTCTAGCAACTGCACGGTCAGCTTCTAATTTTTTGGCTTTGGCAAGTAATTCTTTCTTACCTTCGCCTGTATCAGGATCACTTTCATAACGTGCAATCTTTGCAGTTAACGTTTCCACTTTCTTCTTGTCGCCTTTTACAACTGCATCATCCAACGACATTTCAGCCAATGTACCTTTGATACTCTTGGCCTGATAAAACGCATAGGTATTGTTAGCTTCAATTGTATTGTTTAATACCTTGCTGCTGTTGCCGCCGCCAATATACGTGTTGATAGCTAGCAATGCTGCAAACACAACAATAACCCAACCGGATTTGTCTTTAATTAATGCTTCACGTTCGCTGCGTGATAAGGGTTTCGCTACATCTGCCATTTTAAATGCTTTCTTATTTTAGTTATTTTTTTGGATGCTTGCCGCCGCAAAGTGGACAGCCTTCTTCGATATTTGTCATTATATTACTCCCAGTGCTATATTACATGCCTGCACAATGTATCTAAATGCTGATTCGGTCCCAGCACATTCTTGTGCAGCACGAACGTCTCGAATTTCCTGTATTAGATAATTACGCTCATCTACAGTTAAGTTACCCATACTGCATTGTTCGGTAATTGCTTGGATTTCTTGTTCCAATGGATGCATTATCTTCCTTCCCATGCCAACTTGGCGGCCTGTATTCTTTGTGATGCAGTTTGTTTCCCTAGCTCGCAAAATGCCTTGCTGTTACTTTTACCCGCACGTTCAGTAAACACAAACAGTCCTTTTATATTTACTGTTTGTGGATCATTTCGCCATTCTGTATATTGCGACAATTGCTCAGCAATACGGCGTGCCTCAGTCCAGTCCGGTTTATTACAATCAACATGCTTAATTGCCAAGTCTACTGCTACTAGTTGACTAAACATAACCGGATCGTGTTTTTTAGGCCAATACTGCTTTATAGTTGAGCAGCCTGTTAGTGATATAATTGCTAATAGCATTAGTAAACGTTTCATTTGATACTTTCAAATATTTGTTTTTGTTCTCGATACCATTCTTGCCAGGTGTCGACTCTAACTGCACATTCGTAATACGTACTGTAATTTTGCGAGATAGTATTAGTTAGTTCGCTTAATTTAACGGTGTCTTTGACTGTCTGCAACTGCGGACAAGCTGTTTGTCCTATTGCAGGCGCAGCAGGGAACTTTGCAACAATTGGCGCAGTGGTGCAACCTGTTAGAAACACTAACGATAGTAGAATGTATTTCAATTGATTTTATCCCATTTGGCTACCAGAGCATTTTTAAGTGCTACTGTATTTGGTATGTTATTCTTACGCATGTAATCATTTAGTTTAACTGCGGTTGGGTAGTCAGTACTGCTAGGTTTGCGTGCATTACTCATGTCAGTTCCTAGATTACTATCCTCCCCGGGGTATCTGCTACCATAATAGACCAAATCATGACGTAACTTCTCTGCTCTTGGCGTAAGGTCTGCTTTATTATTCTTATAAATTAGTTCTAACCACGGCTCAAGATACATTGTAACTGGGCTGCTAGGCGTATACCCGTTTTGCTGTTGACCTTTAAGTACGGGTGCTGCTGCTGCTGGCGACACTGCCTTACGAGTATCCTGTAAACGCCATGCAGTTTTATCGGTGTACAGATACGCAGGCAACCCACGTTTCTTGGCAGCAATCAATATTGTTCTAACTTCGGGACTGCGATATTCGTCTTGTTCTTTGAGTAATACATGTACCGCAGTAATACCATCAATTGGCATTGAGTCAGTCTTGCTGAATACCCGGTCTTCACTCTCACTAGTTCGATCGCTATTCGGATAATTCCATGAACGATCCCAATAGTCTACAGGCTTAGTCTTGTAGCGTTGATTTAACCAGTTGCCATCCAATACAAACATAACAGCACTATTTCCTGTGAAACGATGATAGTCACCCACTTTGCTACGAGTAGTGCTCAGAAAATAAGGATGGCCGGGTAAAGAATATTGCTCTTCACTTTTATTTCCAGTAACACTACTTAATTGAAATACACCACTGGTTAATATCTTTGCTGCTGCTGATACACTGGAATAGTGATATACAATTGCAGTGGCAGCTTCTTTCATTAAGTGTTTAGCTTCACCGGACTTCTTCCATGCTTTCCACATTTTCTTACCAGGAGGCAATTGTGAAGTACTAGGTGCTATCGTATTACCTAACATTCTAGCATACGCATACATTGTACTTGCTATACCTGATTTCTGATATGCAGGCTGCACTTTAGTTAATGCGCTTACTAATGAGTCCCCAAATGTTGTGTAAAATTTAGCTTGGCCGATCATTTGACCATCGCCATAGCACCTGATAACAAACAGATCTGCTTTGTGAAATATATCAGGTTCTAGGGCCGCAGTATATGTGTATCCGTCAATCTCTTGTGTGTGACTAAATCTAGGATCTAGTACATCTGGATTGATTTCCTCATTGATAAATTCCGTTGCTCTCATTTTAATGTTTCATTCTTTGCTGCTGCATTGTGCGCTTTGACAACTGGAAGTGGAATAACACAAGATGTATCATACTTGGTAACTTCACGGTCGATATACTGTTTAACTACTAGAGCTTTCTCACGAATTACTTTAACTTTTACTGTGCTTTTCTTTTCTAATGCAGCAGTGGCCTCTGCTGATTTTATCTCCGCTGCTGCGACTTTGGCTTCTGCTTCTGCAATACGTGATTGCCAGACTGATTCGGCGTGGTAACTACCTTTAGCATATACACTAGCTAATAGAATCACAGCACTTATTATTTGCATTAACGTCATATACGGAGCCAACATCGGCCACCAACGTAATATACGGTTGATTACAAAATAACTTAAAAATGTAGCGATTACCCCCACTGCCAACATAATGTTGATTACATGTAATATCCACGCATCAGGAAAGATACTAAAAAGCCACATAATTATGCACCCAACACATGCAATGCATGATTGTAATGTTTAATACGATCTTCGAGTCCGATAGTGCCACCATTGATACGTTTAGTCATCGTTACAATATCGCCGTTGTCTGCATATTGATTTAAGTTATTTGCTTCCCAGAACCAAGCTGCGCTTTGAACGCAACCTTCAAATGTTGTTAAATGCTCGCTGGCTTCTTCAACTGTTTGGTCTGTACTCTGTGCATATCGGGTGTAATTGTCTTTGCCTGTAAGCTGAATCAAGCCGCGCCCACAGTAACGATATCCATCGCCACTGGCTTCATTGCCGTTACCCATTCGGTTTGCATAGACTCTATTAGCGATCAATTCTTGTTTATTCGGTTGAGCACAATAACGGGTTGCTGTCTCTAAGTCAAAATATTTCTTAAATACTCTAACCAGTGACTCAGGCCGATAGTTTAAATTCTCTTTAATTGCAGTAAAACTAGCAGACTCATGGGCACATTGTGCAAGGAATGCTGCTACTCGCTGTGGTGTGTCAATTTCATAATCGGGCAGAATCTGTGTCAAGGCTTCATGCCATTGCTCAACGTGCGGATTCCCGGGGACGATTTGTTTTAGTTGGTCTAAGGTTAGTTCATAACTCATTGAAAAGCTCCTATATAGCTAAAGTATTTAGCCAAAATAGGAGCCATTGGGTATAACTTAATTAACGTATGATACCAGCCCAGTTACGTAGTGTTTCTGTGTAATCGTTTTTTGGAGCCTTAGTTGTAATTTTAACACCGGCTGCTGCCCGCATTTCGTCAAGGCCTTCCTGGCCATACTTGCGATTGTATGCCTCAGGGCTAGTTGGTATTAATGCTTGTAAAGACTCAAGACTTAATGTAGTCTCTTTGCGTGCCTTGTAATATCGAACGCGCCAATCATCTAGTTCTTGTTCAGTTAAATTTAATATGTCGGTAATTAAACTAATGATTTGTTCAGCAACTTCGGGAGTACGGTCAACTTCAACGAATACAATGTAGCTACCATCATCCATTTCGCCCGAGCTTAGGTCAGCATCTAATACCCACTCGTAGCCTTTTTCAATAAAACCCACTAGATCGGTAGCTGGCTCTTTGCTGTCCACTTTAAAGCTAATAACCACAACATCTTGGTCATCACCTAGTTTACTTTTAAATTCGTCGATATGTAACTCGGGGTGAATTAGACGTTTTAAATCGCCCTTCTCTAGACCCTCAAAAAGGTTACTGTTGTTGTTCTGCATCGATATTATCCTTTTGATCCATTACATCGTCATCTGCGCCAGTCTGGTAGGCTTGGTCAATATCATCTAAGTCAACTGTACCAGACTCTAGTTCTAATGCACCACGCTCAATGTCTTGCATTAGTTTTTTGGGCATAATGATCTCTACTAGCCAGATAGGGCTTTTAACCATCTTAGGAAATTTAGTTCCGGGCTTGAAGTCATTGGGGCTTTTAACTTTACCTGGATGCTCAAACAAATCTTTACTGTAATTTACATCACAGTCATATTCGCTTAGACGCTTTCCACCACGAGGGTCGGGCATCTTACTGTACGGCCACATAAACGTACATTTTACAAAGTAACGCTCGTGTATTGGACCTTCGACTAATTCGCCTTGTTTCCAATGGTCAAACGAGTACAAGTCGAGTTCATCTAATACTCGCTCAAAGTCCAGTAGAGTATTGACTGCTGAATCAGTCATGAAAATCTCTTGCGTGTTTTTCAGTAAATCTTTAATATTTGCCGGCATAGTATTTCTTCAAATTATACTTTATTTATCGTTAGATGTTTACTACTGGTCTGTTTAACCCGCAACTTCTTCATAGTTTATAAACAGTGTCGGGAGTTGCAGCAGCAAGCAATGCCAGGGTCTTTTCAGTTTTAAGTCCTGTTACTTGTAACACTGGGCGCATCTTGCGACTAGCATTGGCAGTGGCATGTGGAACATTACTCCAGTCAAATATATGAATGTCACCAGCCTTCCAGTTACTATAGGTATAAGTACCATAGGAATAAAATTGCCCGGGTTCCCAGTCAGTTAGCATAATACTCATACGAATAATACTCTCTACATTGTCCGGACATCGTTCTTGCAGCTTGTCAATGTGTATGTTAAACATTTGGCCTGGCTGTTGACAGTGCATACGAATTTTGCCATCTTCAATACCAAAGTATTCACTCATCTGTGTTAAAGTAGGGAAAGCACTGATATCAAATACAGCGTCAGTTAGCTGTAGATCTACAGGTGCGCCGGTTGTACGCAAATCGTTTTCTTCTTGTTCTAGCATGGGACTAATTGTATTGTCATCATTGCTGTAGAACTTGCGAGTTGCCCAAGTAATGGGTTTGCCCTGTGCTAGTTCGACTTCCTCTGCCCAGTTGCCATCAAATCGGCCTAGTAATGTAAACCACTCACCTGGTGCATCTGCATGGTTATTATCAAAGTGGTATGTGCTGTTATTAACACACCAATCCCAACTACTTGAGTAGTCATCTGGATTTTTAGACATGGGTTAGTTACTTTTAAATTATAGTGACGATAATATCAGCAGACTCGTAGTCTTGAAAATATTCAGCAGGGGGCAATGCAATGCCAAGTATGTTACACAGCATTTGATTGTTTGTTGTTTCTAGTGCAGCGTACTTATTTGTAGCAGCAAGTATACCGGCATTTTGCTTTTGTATAATTGTTGCCATTGTCTTTAAGTCTTTGTAGTATTCTGCATAATCTGGATAGGTGATGTTGAACTGCCCACACTTGACCCACCATCCTAAGCAAGCATCGTCTGTCCTGTGTACAAGAACAACAGGGCAGTCGGGCCAAGTTTCTTTGATAAAATCAATATGATTAGAAAACACATGCGACTTGATGATACGAATACCTTCGCGCTCGCTGAATGCTTCATCAAAGTCTTGTTCTAACTGTTCTTTTGTGTACATAGGCATTCTATGTAACTGTTTTCCAAATTCCATCCCGGGATCAAAATATGCACCCATATGCATTAATTGCATTGTACCGGGCGCATCGTGATAATAAGTTCTTGCATCGCTGTAATCACTACGATCAATATCTGGACTGTAGTAAATGTTTTTAGTCACACTGGACCATTTAGATCCAGGTGCGCCTGCTACAAAAATATATTTCATTTATTCTTTACTTAAATCAATTTTTTCTAATACTGGTAGAAATGTACGACGAAGGTCATCCATTTGACGTTTTAAACCTGCAGGAGTTAGTTCGCTTTCTTCAATGAAGATTACTTGGCTAAACATCCATTCTTGATATTCAATACTACGGATAGCAGCAGCAAATTCGCGCTGGTACCAGGCAACAATTTCTTTGTCGGTCTGCGGCGGCAATTGTATTGCCCACGCAGCATATACATTAATGCCTGGGGCAACGGTATTTAACAAAGGCACATTCATGTACTGCGGCATTTTCTTAGTGCCAGTAAACCCAATTGGAATAACTTTACCTGCGTCAATTAGTGGTTTAGCAACTGCAATTGGCATAATACCAAACTCTGTGCCTGTTTTTCCATCGTACTGTGCAACACTCAGCACTGCTGGTGCTGGACCATTGAACTTAATAGGCTTGACCAGATCTTTGTTGCCTTTGCCCTTCGACATCAAATATTCAAATGCTGTACGATGTGCGCCGCCACCCAAGGCCACACTAACAGGAGTAGCAGTTGTGCGAATTAGTTGCACGAAGTCTTCGGGAGTTTTAACTTTGCTTCGGGGGCTTGCCACTAACACCAATGGGCTTTTACCAATTGTTAGTACGTCCGAGAAGCTATCGTAGTTGTATTTTTTAACACTCTTCTGCCATATGTCATTGGTAACATAGCTGCTCATATGGCTAGGTACGTTGATAGTATACCCATCATTTGGAGATTCCATAACTTTGTTATTTGCTATTACACTATCTGCACCGGGCATATTTTGTACAACATAAACAAACTTGGGGTTTGTTTTTTCTACAATAGCTGCTAATCTACGGAATGCAATTTCGTTGCCTGCACCCGGGGTGTTTCCAACAATAACTGTCACGGATTTAGTTGGCTCCCATGCAAATGTTAATGCAGGGAGCAGGGCGAGTAAGACTAGTAAACGTTTCATTGTGATCCTTTAAATTTTGATGAGCGATAGTATTGTGTAAATACTTATAGAAATTTGCGCGAGACGCAAAATTATTTATCAAATAGGAAATATTTTCAAATGAATACTAAAATTTTTAAGCTGATTACAGAAAATTTAACAGAAGCCTTCAATTTACCCAAGTACCAACATATTGTTATAGATAAAGATACGGTAGTGGATGCGCTACCATGGACACCTGTGCAATATCGAAAGTTTAAAGATTCAGTGGAGCTTGAACTAAGTCTGCCTTGTGATTATATCGGTACAGTAAGTTCTATTGTTGCTGATCTAAGTGAACGCTACATACTTCGTTTCTTCAGTGAAATTTGGAAACCACGTACTGGCGATTATGAGCATACTGGGTGGGAATTGGCTGACGAAGTTAATAAACTTAATCCACAGAAAGTCTTAGATGTTGGTTGCGGATATCACCCTTTTAAGGGACGAATCAAAAACCTTGTGGGAATCGACCCATACAATAACTGTGCCGACTACGAAGTAGATATCCTAGACTACAAGGTAAAACCTGAGAGTCATGACGTTATCATTGCACTTGGGTCTATTAACTTTAACAGCAAGGATGAGATCGAAGCACGATTTAGCCATTGTGTAGATTTGCTTGCTCCTGGCGGAAAATTCTTCCTACGTGCTAACCCAGGCATTACCCACAAAACAGGTCCGTATGTAGAAATCTTTAATTGGACTTTTGAAATTGTTAACGAGTTTGCGGAAAAGTATAATCTTAAACTAGAAACGTTTAAAAAGGATGCTAACGCCAGGTTGTATTTTGTTTACACAAAGACCAGCACAGTCTAATACTTAGTCCTTTATAAAAATTATAATACCCACTTAGATCACATTGTAGTTGAGCCTTAAATATTTGTATGAAGCACAGTGTTTCATACAAATACAAATCAAGGAGCTACATTTGTCAAATCGTCGGAATTCCAGAACTACAGAACCTCAGCCAGCTCAACACTATCGCCAACAAAGCGGACACAGCACACGGAAGAAAAAATCGCAGGCCACACCTGATTTAAAATTAGTCACAGAAGAATTCCAACAGCACCAGAGACGTAAAGTCTTTTTATCTCCTAAGAGTTTAAACCAAGAAGCGTACATTGACCTACTAACCGATCCCAGTAAGATCATTGTATTTGCAACGGGCCCAGCGGGTACCGGAAAAACTATGCTGGCCGTTATGGCAGCAATTAAAGCATACCAAGAAGGAGTATGTAAGAGAATTGTAATCACCCGTCCCGCAGTGGGCGTAGATGATGAAGAACATGGGTTCTTGCCCGGTGACTTGAATGCAAAGATGGCACCATGGACTAGACCTATTATGGACGTATTCGCTGAATACTACAGACAGAGTGAAATTACTAAAATGCTAGACGAACAAACAATCGAGGTATCTCCACTAGCGTTTATGCGGGGGCGGACATTTAAAAACTCGTGGATCATTGCTGACGAAATGCAGAATGCCACACCATCACAAATGAAAATGCTGCTCACACGCTTAGGTGAAAACTCGAAAATGGTAGTAACAGGTGATACTCAACAAGCCGACCGCAGGGAAGACAATAACGGATTACTTGACTTTAAACGTCTAGTTGCTCAGTATGAAAACTGTAAGTTTGTCGACGGTGTGGAATTCGGCGGACGTGACATTCATCGTCACGCTGCCGTTGTCGAGATCTTGAAGATCTACGGGGAGATTTAACTTACAATGACGGAATAAATCTCTTTCCAATTTTTAACTATAGGATACGGGCACACATGATTCATGTTGTGGCCGTGCTCTACTAGAATAGACTTTAATCCCAAGGCATAACCGCAATCTGCATTTTGCGGCTTGTCCTCAATCCAATACATTCCTGTATCTTTATATGGAGCAAGTGCAGCATCTTTGTCTGACCCTGTATCCAAGCAAATAACACTCTCGATTGCATCACCGAAAATCTTATGTAGATTCATTTCACGCAATTTTTGTGCATTCTTGTCCAGGCTCAAACTTGTGATAACCCTAAACACATAGCCAAGTTCTTCGTGAAGCTGTCTCACATAGTGGGCAGAGTCGCGTAGTGCAGGAAGGAAGCCAATTGCAGCACTTTCGTTAAACTGCTTGACCATCTTCTTAGCATCTTTCTGCTCTAATTCATTGTAATGATCATGCAGCCAATAACTTTTCTTGGCGCCTTCTGTTAACGTATAACCGCGTTCCTGCATCCAAATGCTAAATGCCCATTCCCAGTCTAACATGACGCCGTCTGCGTCGGTGAGGATTAGTTTCTCTGTCATTTGATATCCTTAAATTCTTTTAACATTTGTTTAATATCTTTGTGCTTGACAATAAGATATTGATAGATTACGTTCTTATACTTAAACGGCAAGTCAAGATGGATAGTAACTTCTGGTCCGTCTGTGTAGTTGATTAAACGGTCATTTCCCACACTTCCGGTAAAGGGGATTTTATTCCACTTACCGAATACGCGGTCGCCAATTTCGTATTTGCCCCTGTAGCCAATACGATTAAAATAGTCAGTTTGATTACCCATATGGTGTTAGTTGAGGTTTTGAATTTAAGATCATTTCACCGCACAGCGCATGAAACTTATCGAAGCCTAACATAAGATGTGGCGTTGCTTGAAGATTATAAAGTTGCAGCCAGGTCGCTAAAATTCGCGCCGCACATGTTGCTGGACACTGATGATCTATTAGATAACTCAGATATTTGTCGGCTAAGCGATTCTGAGCCTTGACTGTTTTGAACTTTGCAATTTGTTGTCCCGATGTGTGGGCGATAGCAGAAAAGTCATCAGTTAGCATAGCCCACATTAGTTTTTTGTCAGATATCATATCTAATTCCTAAGCAAATACATAGTCAAGTCGGCACCATTGATATGCAAAGTTTGATTTGCATACTTCTGATATAGTCTAGCAGACCAACGACCAGCCGGTACCAGTCTAAGATGCACCATCTTAGCAGTCATCTTGTCTATCTTAGCAATAGCTATACTATTATTTTCAGCAAATCCTACGTAGTCCCCTACAATAAGAATACGACCAAGTCGATCTTCGTGTGCATAAATTACTGGGTCTTTAGCCATCGATTATGTTTCGTTTTTGTGCTCTTGCGTCAATGCACATACCAGTAAAAACTGATCGTATGCTTGCTTCACGCTGGCATGTTGCATTAGTTTGTCTGCTTCTTCTCGCAATGCTTTTAGCCCAGCTTCAACAATATCGTTGGTGCTTGTACCTCGCAGTGTACAGAGTTCGTTGCCGAACTCTTTTGCAAGTTTTTTCCAGGCTTTGCGTTGCCCCTCAGTGATAGGGGTTTGCGGTGGCCGCAGCTCGCAGGCTTTCGTGACGGCTTTTGCCATTGCGTCTTCTGCATAACGACCAGCAGCAATCATTGGCGCCAAGGCCGGATCAATATTGAACCTACGACTAGTGCCGCCGGGATAACACATCACAAGGTGATTGCCCTTAACAAAGCTATCCATGAAAGTATCATCGTATTCCGCTACAGGCAAGTATCGTCGTCCAACTTTTTCGTAGAAGATTTTTTTCATTTAGTATCTCCGTAGCACATTTAATTTAACCATTCCACAATGCTCGCAACCACGTAGTTGGTATAGTAGTTCATACACGCCTTCTGTGCTTTTAGCAGGTGCAGTGTACTTGGTCCAGCTGTGAATACCAACTTTGCACCAAACACTGGTCACTAACGGTACATCATCTGACAATGCACGAAATGTATTTGCAACTTCGTTCATGGGTGATCAGGATTACGTTCAGATACTAGCGGAACGTCTGCCCACTTGGACCATTGCATATTGCTGACGGTA